TCGTGAAACGATCGAGATGAGTGTCGGGGGATAGATCAGCACCTCAAAGCTGCCCTGCCTTCCCTTTCGGTATTTTATAGCTTTCAGCCTGCTGGGGGAAAAGTCAGGCATCAGGCTCCCCGACGTAATTTTTAACCAAAACCAGTAGCTGATGAAGGTTTAGGTTTATTTTTTTGTTTAGTGGCTTTAGCAAAAATTCGCTTGGCTTCCCTAGTGCTCATGCGGCCAGTAGAAACGGCCATGCTGTTGCCTATATCTTTCATGTTTGATCCAGCGAGTAAACCTTCGACGCCAGTTACACCGTGATTAAGATCTGCCATCAGTCAACCTCCTTAACGATGTAGGCAAAGCCGCAGTCTTTAGCGTCTGCAATAAGCAAGTCACGCTCATGCTCGTCGTAAGCGTAATCACTCCATTCGTAAACACCGTTTAGGGATGCTTCAACTTCGTAGCGAATAGAGGATTCTGACTGTTGAAGCTTAAGCAGGTTGTCAGCTTCTAGCTTGTCTTGAAAGCGTTCAAAGGCCTCGAAAGCGTTAAGGCGTTGATTGTGAAAGTCCATGGTTTTGAGGAGTAGTAAAAGGCCCTGTCTCCAGGGCCACAAGTGTTATTAGAAGAACAAACCAGCTAATTTAATTTGCTCGTTAGCGGCTTGCAGTTCCTGAACCTTTTCGGCGTCACCAGGCGCGTTGCGCTTGGTAAAGGTGTCAATCATTTGCTGGTTCTGTTTGATGACGAAGGCAATTTCGGAAGCGGTCATTTGATTGAGGTGTTGCGGGTCTCCCCTTGACTTCTTTAATATACACGAGTGGCATACCAGAAGCAAGAGGCTGTGCCGGTTTATTGGTTGACACAAAAAAGGGCCTTGCGGCCCTCTTGTCACTCCTCTTCCATGTAGTGCTCTAGATCCATCATTGAATCCAGAACACTCATCGTGAAGGAATCTTCCAGGCCCTCCCAAGTGCTGTCATCCCACTTGCGAGCGGCTTTGAGCATCTCCAGGCATTGAGCCTGAAACTCAGTCACGTTCATGAATCAGTTGTCGAGGTACAGGGATCTCTCCAGAAATAAGTATGGCATACCAGCCATCAGAAGTCAAACAGGTCTGATGTATCAAATGTTTCAGGTGCTGCTTTGAACGGGCTGGACTGACAAAGCCGCACGTCTAGATCCCATCGCAGTGATCCAACAGTGATGTTGGCATTGCCCAGTTTTGCTGCCTTGACGCTGTTGGCGTTGCTTGCGTCAACAACAACCCAACCGTTGCTCCAGGCACCGTTTCGATGCAGCTCAACAGGTGTTCCAGGGGTAGGGGGTAAAAACCCCTCAACAAAGGATCTAAGGGTGTTGGGTGGTTTAGGGGTTTTAGGGGTAAAACCTATTTCTCCGTGTGACGCGTGCGAGGTATTACCCCTTTCACCCCTACTACCCCCAATATCCCTAGTTGCTTCTATCGGAGCCCAAAGAAACTGCGGACGACCACCTGCAACCAGTGCTTCAAGCTGTCCGTGCTGATAAACCAGCCCTTTTTTCTCTAACGCCCTCAAAGCACGCAGAACCTTGCTCGCATTGCATTTGGCTATGTCCTGCAGCTCGTTTGTGCTGACAGGAAACTCTCCAACAGCCCATCGCTCGCACATGTGATCAAAGATGTCTGCTTGACGGCCTGACAGCTCATCTGAAGCCTCTTGCATGGCTTCTGCAGCCAACACGCTTTCGCCATCACCGTGATGAATCCAACCATCGTCCTGCAATTCGATTAGCAGCGTTGTTCCCTTGGCTCTGCCTTGCGTTTTCAAGACCACGCGATAATCGTTCTGTGTCTGGCCTTCAGCAGGCTGCTTAAACCAGTTCATGAGGATTGTGAGGCTGGCTGCTGCAGGCAAAGCGTTGCTGCCTCTACTGGCGTTGGTTGCGTTGCCACCGCTCACGCTTTTGTTGGTGTGGTGGATCATTGCCAGCGTGGCTTTGTGAGGCGCTAGAGCCTCTGCTAGCTGCCT